TCGTCAGCCGTCGCGCCGTCTTGAATCTGCTCTGCTACGAGCTGGGCGATAGCGCGCCGACGCTTTGGGGGGATGCCTGACACGCTGGTAGCGAGTTGCGCAGCCACCGCACTGAACGGCATTGATGCACTTGTCGGATGGGCCACTGGCGGCGCGATGCTCGCATAGGGAAAGGCCGCCAAGCCCCAATGCTCAGGGCCGACGACATCGCTGAAGTAGCTCCACAAGCGTGGCAGCTTTTCTTTGTCGATGGTGCCGCGATTGACCCAATCCTGAATCGAAGGCGCGGCCACACCGAAGTCTTCAGCGAGCGCCTTCTTGGTGACGTTCTTCAATTTGCGCGCCGCTTCAATGGCTGCGCCTAGATTTTTGCCGGTAAGCATTGCCTACTATCGAATAAACGCAAATGAGTAGGCAATTCCTCTTGACATGATTAGGCGTCGCCTTATTATGGGGCATGGACATCATTGACCAACTCGGCGGAACTGCCGTCGTCGCCCGCCTTGTCGGCTGCCGCTCCCCTTCGGTATCGGAGTGGCGCCACAAGGGCGTAATCCCACAAGACCGCTGCCCGCTGATTGAGCGTGGCACCGAGGGAAAGTTTCATTGCGAAGTGCTCAACCCGGAGGTGCCGTGGTTGCGCGTTGCCGACCCTGCGTGGCCGTGGCACCCCGAGGGCCGACCCGTCATTGATGTGGTCAACGCCGCATCCAAGGATGCCCCCCAAGAGCAAGCGGCCTGAGCGATGCCCATCACTGCTCATCGTCTGCCTGTGCCTGCTCGCGCCGCTGCTGCCTTAGCAGTTCAAGCGCCGCCAGTTGCATGCGCCGCGCCACCAGTTCGCGCACCCGCAGCGCGGCCCACAAGCTCATCGGCATAGCCGGATCAAACGTCTTCATTGCGAGTTCCCATGAACGAAATCGAAGTTGACTCCCTGCTGTTGCGCCCGGCGTTTGCCCGAGGCGGCAAGCGTGAACTGAGGCAGGACGTGGATGCTGAAGTGCTGCAGGTGCTGGATGCCGTGTCCCTGGCACGCGACATCACCCGCGCCGAGTTGGTCAGCGAAATCCTGGGTCGGTATGCAAAGCAGCGTCTCCATGAACGCATGTTGATCGACCGCCTGCTGCGCAGCAATCCGGCCGATGCGGATGCCAGCGGACACCCCGCCCACGGCACACACGCAGCGCAATGAGCCGGGCGAAGACCGTGACCCTGCTGGCTCCTTTGAGCCCCCCATGCTTCAGCTCGCGCGACCAGTGGCTGGAGTACCTGAGCCACGCGGCCGAGTACCAGCGCGACGGGCATGCCGGGCCGTTGATGACGCGCGGCGAGCACACGGCCTTCAACTTCACCTTTAACTTCTGCCGCGACTGCACGGCGCTGCACCGCCGCGACATGGTGGCCGCCGACAAGTGCCGGCCGAGCCATCTGATCGTGTTGCGCAAGCTGGCGCTGAAGCCGAAGGCGGCCGCATGACCCAAGCCGCCCTGACCCCCAAAGAGCAGACCCGCTACGACTACCGCGTGGGCTTGTTTGGCCGTCGTGGCTGGACCGCAGACCGTGCCCGCTTGTTCGCCGGCCAGCTGCGCACCCGCGACGCCGAGCGCGATGACCGCCGGGCCTGCATTGAGTGCGCGCACCTACAGCGCCAAGGCACCTGCTTTCAAGCACAGCAGTGCCGCTTCACCAACGCCCGCCGCGACATGACGCCGGTTCAAGACCAGTTGCAGCGCTGCGAATTCTTCACCTTCCAAAAGCCATGAGTCCCATCAACATGACCTACGAACTTCATCCCCTGTGCACGCTGTTCCCACGCTTGGGCGCGGCTGAATTTGCAGCCCTGTGTGCTGACATTGGCACCAATGGTCTGCGCAGCCCCATCGTCTTGCATGAGGGGCTGATCCTTGATGGCGGCAACCGCTACAGGGCTTGCCTCGAAGCCGGGGTTGAGCCCACGTTCACAGAGTTCGAAGGCGGCAATCTGTGGGCCTTTGTCTGGTCAATGAATGGGAATCGCCGCCACATGACGCCGGGCCAACAGGCCGCCATCGTGGCAAGTGGGCAGGATTGGGCGCAGGCGCAGAAGGTCGGAGGCGACCGCAAGAGCGATCAAAGTGCAACGTTGCACCTTGATTCTGCCGAGAAGCGAGCTGCCGAATCCGGCTCAAGTTTGCGCACTCAAAAGATGGCGGACAAGGTGGCGAAGGCCGACCCGGCGCTGGCAAAGCAAGTCGCTCACGGCGAAGTGTCGCTGCCCAAAGCACTTGCACAGGTAGAGCAGAAACCCACCAAGGTTGCCCCAACCAAGCCAAAGCAAGCCCCTGCACTGACCGCCGAACAGCAAGCCGACGCCGACGCCCTGGGCGACTTCGACCCGCTGGCCGAACTGGAAACGCTGGGCAAGGAGTTGGAAACCGTGCGTGGCGAGTTGGCCGTGGCCATGGCCGACGACAAGGCCGCCGAGATCGTGAAGTGGAAGCGCATCGCTGACCAGGCGCAGCGCCGGCAGAACGAACTGATGGACCAAGTGAACCAGCGCGAGCAGGAACTGACGTGGATGACGCGCGCGCTGCGCCAGATCGGCAAGGCGGTGGGCGAGGCCGACCCCAAGAAGGTGCTCAAGGCCGTCGAGAACATGGCTGCCCAACTCCAATCCTGACAGCGAGAGCGACCCCATGAGCCTTCAGCTTTTTCCTGAGCAGCAGCGTGTCATCGACGACATTGCCGAGGCCTTCCGTGCTGGCTACCGCCGAGTGATGGTGTCGGCTGCCTGCGGCTTCGGCAAGACTGAGTTGGCAACCGCGATCCTGTTGGCCACGGCCGAGAACGGCAAGCGCGGTGCGTTCATTGCCGACCGCATCAGCCTCATCACACAGACCAGCGAGCGCTTCGACAAGTACGGCCTGCCGCATGGCGTGATGCAGGCGAGCCACTGGCGGTATCGGCCGAGCGAGAAGGTGCAGGTGTGCAGCGTGCAGACCCTGCGCCGCCGGAACTGGCCCGATCTGAACCTGATGGTGGTGGACGAAGCGCATGTGCTGCACGGCGAAATTCGCAAGAAGCTCGACCAGAAGGATTGCTACGCCATCGGCTTGTCGGCTACGGCTGTTACCGAAGGATTGGGCAAGTATTTCGACACGGTGGTCAACGCACCGCCGACGAACCGGCTGATCGAGGCCGGCCGCCTGGTGCCGCTGCGGATTTTCTCGTGCACCGAGCCCGACATGAAGGGCGTCAAGGTGGTGGCGGGCGAGTGGGAGTCGAAGGAAACCGAGAAGCGGCAGTTGCAGGTGGTGGGCGACGTGGTGGCCGAGTATCTGGACAAGGGCGAGGGCCGCAAGTTCATCGGCTTCGCCGTCAACATCGCGCACGCCATGGAGTTGCAGCGGCAGTTTCTGGCGGCCGGCATCAACGTGGCCACCTACACCGCCGACGACCAGCCCGAGGACCGGGCCGAGATCGTGCAGGAGTTCAGGAAGACCAACAGCACGATCCGCGGCATCTTGAGCGTGGAGGCGTTGACGCGCGGCTTTGATGTGGCCGATGTGTCGTGCTTGGTCTATGCCCGGCCGCTGCGCAAGGCGCTGGCTGTGCATGTGCAGATCCTGGGGCGCGTGATGCGGACGGCCCCCGAAAAATTAAATGCCCTGGTGCTAGATCACAGTGGGAATTGCAGTCGATTTTGGCAGGCTACCCAAGACCTGTTCGAGAACGGTGTCACCGAGCTGGACGACGGCACCAAGAAGGAAAAGCCCGAAGCACAAGACAAGCCCGAGAAGGAGCCGATGAAGTGCCCGAAGTGCGGCAACATGCACAACCCGGCGCCTCACTGCCCCTCATGCGGCTTTGAGTACCTCAAGCGCGCATCGGTCGAGCATGTGCCCGGCACGCTGAAGGAACTGCTGGCCGTCGGCAACGCCAAACAGATCACGGTCAGCATCTGGCCCATGGTCTGCCACTACGCGCGGCAGAACGATGCACCGCCTGATCGGCAGAAATCCAAAGCCCTGGCGCTCTACAAGCGTATTACCGGGCAGTGGCCCAAGGCCGAGTTCGCCAACACCGAGCCGGTGCAGCCGACGCCCGAGGTCGCTTCAAAAATCCGCTCGCTCAACATCGCCTGGGCCAAGGCCAAGAAGTCAGAGCGCACGGGGGTGACGGCATGACCGCCCAACCCTACTGCACCCTTTGCGGGAAGCAAGGCCATCGCGCCCATGCGTGCCCATGGCAGGTGCTGCGATTCGGGTCTGTTTGTTCTGGAATAGAAGCCGCCAGCGTGGCATTCGGCCCGCTCGGCTGGCAGCCCGCATGGCTGGCCGAGATCGAGAAATTCCCGGCCGCCGTGCTGGCCCACCATTACCCCGATGTGCCGAATCTTGGTGACATGACCAAGATCGCTCGCGCCGTGCTGCTGGCTGACGCCGAAGCTCCCGACGTGCTGTGTGGCGGCACGCCGTGCCAAGCCTTCTCTGTCGCTGGCCTGCGCAATTCGCTGGACGACGCACGCGGCAATCTGACCCTGAAATTTGTGGAGCTTGCTGATGCAATTGACCATGTTCGAGCGCGAGCTGGAAAGCCCGCCGCCGTCATCTTCTGGGAAAACGTCCCCGGCGTACTCAGCACAAAAGACAACGCCTTCGGGTGCTTTCTGGCTGGGCTTGCCGGAGAAGATGAGCCGCTTGTCGCGCCAGGGGGCAAGTGGACAAACGCTGGTTGTGTGTATGGACCCAAGCGCGCAATCGCATGGCGGACCGTGGACGCCCAATATTTCGGACTGGCCCAACGCCGCCGCCGTGTGTTCGTTGTCGCAAGTGCTCGAGTCGGATTCGATCCCGCCCAGGTTCTTTTTGAGTGGGGCGGCGTGCGTCGGGATATTGCGCCGAGCCGCGAAAAGGGGCAAGTCGCTCCCACCGTCCCTGCACGCAGCACTGCAGGCGGCGGGTTAGGGACAGATTTCGACTGCGACGGGGGGCTTGTAGCCTACGGCGGCAACCGCACCCGCGGCCCAATCGACGTGAGCCCCGCGCAGCAGGCCCAGCCGGGCAGTGGCTACAAGTGCGACTTCGAAAGCGAGACGTTTGTGACGCACAGCCTGCGCGGCGAGGGGTTCGACGCGAGCGAGGACGGCACGGGGCGGGGGACGCCGCTGGTGTCAGTAACGCACCGCCGGGACGTGGCCGGGGAGATCACGAGCAAC